GCGGGCCGGAAGGCTCGCCCTGATGAGGACAACGATATGGCAATTACAGTGACAACGCCGACAGCAAAGAATGGATTTATCCTGAACGCAACCAGCGCGGACGCGTCCGGGTGTGAAGAACTGAAAGCAGCCGAAGTCGGCAAAAGCATCAAAGTCCGCCACCTGACGATCTCCAACAACAGCGTCGGCACGCTGGCCATAACAGTCGGCCAGGAAGAAGACACGGACGCCGTTAAAACCGCGCTGATCGGCCCGATTTCGATATTAACCGGGCAGACCCTGCAGTGGAATTTCAACCCGGCAATGGAGCTGGCCGCGGGTAAGGCGCTTGTGGTTGACGCCGACGGTGCCGGTGCGATCTGCGTCTTCGCCCAGGGCGAAGTGGAATGAAGGCGTTGAGGAGCGGACGAATGGCGAAAGACATCGAATACGTCAAAATTGAAATGGACGAAGATTCCCTGGCCGACATGCCGGACAGCGAAAAATTGAAGTTCCTCGTGAAGATCGCCTTTGCCAACTACAAGACACTGCGCGCCCACGGGGAGATTTTATTCGGCAACGGAAAGACCGGACTCTGCCAGGAAATCACGTCGATATGCTTGAACATCAAAGGGATCTGGGCCGTATTGATCGGCGGCGGCGGGATCATCATCGGCGTTTTGGTTAAGATTGCGGTGGGATGAAAAATGGACGTTTATGAATTTATTGAAAAACATGAAGGACGGCGCGCGCGGCCTTATCTCTGCCCGGCCGGCGCCAACACCATCGGCGTCGGATGGAATATGGACGCCAATGAGCTGCCGCCGGATGTCAGCCATTTTCTTACGGAGAACGGCCATATCACGGGCGAAATGATCGACCGGCTGCTGAAGACCTCCGTCCGCCAGGCCGTCGCCGACTGCCGCGTCCTGTTCCCGAATTTTGACGGCATCGATGACGCCCGCAGAATGGCGTTGACTGATTTTGTTTTCCAGCTTGGTTTTCGCCGCGCCCGCCAATTCCGCAAAGCCATCGCCGCCATCAACACGGGGCGCTGGGAAGACGCGGCCAAAGAGATGCGCGACAGCGCCTGGTTTACGCAGACGCCTCGTCGCGCGCAGGAAGTCACCGACATCGTAGAAACGGGGGAGCTGTAATGGATTGGTCAAAAGTAGTTGGAACCGTTAGCCAGGCGGCGCCTATTCTGGGATCGCTTTTCGGACCCGGCGGCACGGCCGTCGGCGCGGTGGCCGGATCGGCCATCAAGCTGGTGGCCTCCGCCTTGGGCGTCCCGGCGACGCAGGAATCCGTGGCCGCCGCCATTGCCACGGATCCGGAATCCGCGCTGAAGCTGGCGAAATACGAGATGGACAACAAAATAGAGCTACAGAAGCTCCAGATCCAGCAAGAGCAGATGCTGATCGGCGATGTCCAAAACGCCCGGCAGCGGGAAATCGAAACCACCAAAGCTACAGGCACGCGCGACAAAAACATGTTCATCTTGGCTTGGGTTGTCATTGGCGGCTGGCTGGGCGCGATCATCGCCCTGATTGTCCTGAAAGTCGTCGCGCCGGAGTCAGAAATTGCCACGGACCCGATCCTATCCATGCTCTTCGGGTCGCTCTCAACAAACGCCGGAATGGTTGTCGGATATTTCTTCGGCTCCAGCCGCGGCAGCGACAACAAAAACGCGATGCTGGCAGCGCAGAAATGAAAACCGGAACCGTCCGACGCAAGGAAGCCGCAAAGAAGGAAAAGCGGCAAAGAAGGAAAAGGAAGAAATGACCCTGAAAGCCGACATGACAACCGACCTGGCTGTATTTTTTGAGACCGACGAATTCGCGGAGGCCGTGACATACACGGCCAAAGGATCCACGGCCAAGTCGATTGAGGTGATCCTGACCGACGAGGATCCGGCTATTGAGGCGACCATTCCGCCCGGCGACCGAATGGTCATCCTGGCCAAATATTCGGACATCACCGCGCCGCGTCGCGGCGACACGTTCACCGTCAACTCGGAAACCTGGTACGTCGTGGGCGAACCGGCCGGCGGACGGGCGGAGGGAATCTGGCACATTGAAGTCAGCCGCAGCGCGCGGCGTCAACTGGGGGCGTAAACCATGGACATGAAAACACTCGTGCAAGGCATTCAGACGGCTCTGAAAAATGCGGCGACGCTGTCCTACGTCGCGGACGCCGACATTTTCGTCACGCCGGACGAATACCTGGTCCCCATTGGTTGCACGTTTCCGGCCATCGGAATCAAAGACGGACCGATCATCAAGGACAAGGAAGCGACGGCCTCCGGCACGAAACTGGCCTGGGATGTCCGCTACAGTGCGCACGTCATTATTTACGTCGAGATGACCGCGGGCGAAACGCCGGTTGTTGGCCAGGCAACCCCGACAACCATCAAGGGCATCCTGGACATCGCGGGCGACATCAACACCGTTTTGCACGAAAATTATTTGTCTATATCGGGCGTCCTGGACGCCTACTGCGTCGGCGAAACCGAGAGCGAAACCATCGGGACGGACGACATGCCGGTCCTGAAAAAGCGCCTGACGTATGAATACATGGTTTTGCCGAGTCTTTAAGAAAGGAGGGAATCATGCCGACAACTTATCGCGGAAAAGTCCGGATTGAATGCAGACAGGACGTTTGCGTCAAAGACAAAGCCGTCGCGGACGTGACGCCGCAATGCCTGTCCTGTGCGGAATCCGTTGCCGTCGTCATCGACCTGGAAGAAAAGCCGGTGGGCGTCATCCAGAAACCGGCTGCGCCGGAAACTGAAGATCCGGAACCGCCGCCGGAAGAAAAACCCGTCAACCCAAAACGAAAGAAATATTAAACCATAAAAGGAGGAAAGCACAATGGCATACAACACGACACCTTTCCACGGAAAATTATGTAGAGTGGAAAAAAACAACGTAGTTATGGATTATTCGAAAGGATGGTCCTTAAACGTCACCCTGGACATGGCGGATTCCAGCCGTGTCGGACAGAACTGGAAGGAGGCCATCCCTGGCCAGGCTGGATGGAGCGGGTCCTTTGAAATTTACGCCACGCTGGGCAATACGGAGCAGAAGGCGTTTTTCGACAACATCGTCACGGCAACGCCCGGCACCAAACTGACCGACGTCAAGTTTCTGCTGGACGCCACCACCAACGGGTTTTCCGGCAATATTTACATCACCGGCGTGTCGATCAACGGCACGATGGGCGGCGTAGTATCCGCCACGGTTAATTTCCAGGGCGACGGCGCTTTAACTGTGTCTGACGCGCAATAAGTCAAAGGAGGTAACACAATGGGCAGTCCTACTACACCCACACATGGAAAGCTCGGCGCGCTTTACGTTTTCAGGCCGAACGGGTTTTCCGGCACCGGGTTGAATGACTTGACCTGGGGCACGGCATTCACGGGGGCGGCCACGGCTTATTATGAGGTCGTCATTGATCACGAGGCCGCCACGGATAGTTTCAAATGGCGGAAAAACGGCGGCGCCTGGACGGAAGATGTTGCTATTACCGGCTTAGAGCAGACGCTTGATGAGGGGCAAAAGCTCACCTTTGCCGCCAAAACCGGGCATAAAGCCGGTGATCAGTGGGTCATCGGCAATTTAAAGGCCGAGGCCACGTCCGAGTCCGGCGCGTCCGCGCAGATCACAACCGTGGGAAACCGGCTGCTGAATCCAAACGCGCCGCCCACTTTCACCGATGACGGCGGAAAAGCGGTTGAGAAAATCAACTTTACCAATGGCACGGCCACATTCAGCGGCAACGTGGGCAACGTCACAGTTGCCGGAAACAACGGCTACATCCCCGCGTCGGCACTCCGCAAGGTCGGTTATCTAGTGGACTGGTCACTCAACATCACCCTGGACATGGCGGATTGCTCGCGCATGGGCCAGCAGTGGAAGGAAGCGTTGCCCGGACAGGCCGGCGCATCCGGATCGGCCAATGGGTATTTCATCGGCGGGGAGTCGCTGCTGCATTGCCTGCAGGAAGCTATTGCCGCGGGCGACAAGTATTTCCTGTTGCAGCTCTTTAACTACGATCCGGATCAGGATCAGACCGGCGATCACATCAACGCCTGGGTCACGTTCACCAGCTTCCAGGTGGGCGCGGATATCGGATCGGTCGTTAAAGAGGCCGTGAATTTCCAAGTCTATAAAGAAATAAGTTTTGTGGAGAATGCTTAAAAAAGGAGAGTTATGAAATTAGATTTAGCCAAAGCAGTTTACGAAGCGCAGTGGTTTGATTTCGGCCCCGGAACGCGCCTGAAAATTCGGCCATATCCCGCGACGCTGTCCAACATGGCATTCCGGGACGGGGCGATTGTCATCGCCGGCGCCAGCAGCTTCGACATGTTCCAGCATTGCCTGGTGGACTGGGAGGGCGTCAACGA